TTACACTTAATGGTGCTGCTACTCTTTCTCAATATACTAAATCGGTGGTTAAAAAAACAGCAACAGATGTATGGATGGTAATCACATCCGTAGGTGTTACTGGACCCACCGGACCCACAGGCCCAACAGGGCCTACCGGACCCACAGGGGCAACTGGTCCCACAGGTGCTACTGGACCTAGTGGTCCAACCGGACCTCAAGGAATTGCCGGCCCAACTGGACCGACTGGGGCAACTGGTTCTGTCGGTGCAACCGGACCTACGGGACCTGCCGGTTCCGACGGTGCTGATGGTGCAACTGGTCCAACAGGACCCACAGGACCCACAGGTGCTACTGGCCCAACTGGGCCAGCAGGTGCGGTAGGACCCGAAGGTTTAGTCTTTGAAGGCGCTTGGAACTCAAGCACTACTTATTCTATTGATGACGCAGTTACACACAACGGTAACTCTTACATAGCCACAGCAGCGCACTCAAACCAAGAGCCACCTAATGCTTCTTACTGGGCTGTTCTTTCAGCCAAAGGAGATACTGGCGCAACAGGACCTACCGGCCCTACTGGTTCCACAGGCCCTACTGGTCCCACCGGACCACAAGGAGTAGCCGGACCGACAGGTCCTACTGGGGCTACTGGACCTACTGGTGCAACAGGACCCGCAGGTGCGGATGGTTTAGACGGTGCAACAGGACCGGCAGGTCCTACCGGACCTACTGGCGCAACCGGACCGACTGGACCGACAGGTCCTACTGGTGCAGCAGGTAGTGATGGTTTAGATGGAGCCACAGGGCCAACAGGGGCGACAGGTCCTACCGGACCTACTGGTACAGCAGCCGGATTTGGTACACCTACGGCAGCAACAGGCCCTATCGGAGTTACATCTAGCGGCCCCGATACAGCAAAAATATTTGCCTTTACTATTCCACAAGGAGATACTGGTCCTACGGGAGCAGAAGGCCCAATAGGACCCACAGGACCTTCCGGTGCTGACGGGGCAACAGGCCCAACAGGACCTACTGGATTAACTGGACCCGATGGTCCGACTGGTCCAACAGGTGCAGATGGTCCTACTGGCCCTGCGGGTTCGGATGGTGCAACAGGACCTACCGGGCCAGCCGGTGCTGATGGCGCAGACGGTGCGATAGGTCCAACAGGACCTACTGGACCTACTGGTTCTGATGGACCTACTGGCCCTACCGGACCAACAGGCGCAGCAGCAGGGTTCGGAACACCTACGGCATCTACTGGACCGATAGGCATAACAGCATCCGGTCCTGATACAGCAAAAGTTTTTGCGTTTAGCATACCTCAAGGAGATGTTGGGCCAACAGGACCGACAGGTTCAGATGGACCGACAGGGCCTACGGGAGCAACAGGACCTACTGGAAGTACAGGACCTACTGGTCCCACAGGCGCAGCCGCAGGTTTTGGTACTCCAACCGCAAGTACAGGACCTATTGGGATAACAGCATCAGGACCCGATACTGCTAAAGTTTTTGCCTTCTCAATCCCTGCGGGGGCAACTGGGCCGACCGGCCCTACTGGACCTGCGGGAGCAGATGGTAGTGATGGGGCAACCGGACCTACTGGACCTACTGGACCGATAGGCCCGGCTGGACCAACAGGTCCTACTGGACCAACAGGGGCTACTGGACCTACGGGACCTGCGGGAAGTACAGGACCGGAAGGTTTAGTTTGGGAAGGAACGTGGTCTAGTGGTTCTGTATCTTATCAAGTAGACGACGCAGTTTACTATTCTGTTGATGAATCATCATACATTTGTATTCAAGCACATACTTCATCCGGCTCTATATTACCTACTAATACTTCTTATTGGAGTATATTAGCATCAGCCGGAGATACAGGTCCGACCGGACCTACTGGTGCGACAGGACCCACAGGACCTATTGGACCCGATGGTCCAACTGGCCCGACTGGACCTACCGGACCAACTGGCTCTACTGGTCCTACTGGAACGGCAGCAGGGTTTGGAACGCCTACTGCTAGTACAGGGCCTATTGGAGTAACAGCAAGCGGTCCTGATACCGCTAAAGTATTCGCATTTTCTATACCACAGGGTGCTACGGGACCAACTGGACCTACCGGCCCTACTGGTGCAGACGGTCCAACAGGTCCTACGGGTCCGACAGGACCAACTGGTACTGCGGCAGGTTTCGGTACGCCAACTGCCTCTACCGGACCTATCGGAGTTACCTCTAGTGGTCCTGACACAGCAAAAGTTTTCGCTTTCTCAATACCACAGGGAGAAGCAGGTAGTGATGGCCCAACTGGACCTACTGGTCCGGCGGCAGGTTTTGGAACTCCAACAGCAAGCACAGGTCCTATTGGTGTAACTGCGAGTGGACCGGACACTGCGAAAATCTTTGCTTTCAGCATTCCTCAAGGTGATACAGGTCCAGCCGGAAATGATGGTAGCGACGGGGCAGCCGCCGGATTTGGTACACCTACCGTATCAAGTGGTCCTTTAGCCATTAGTGCTAGTGGGCCGGACACAGCGAAAGTGTTTGCTTTTACTATTCCTCCCGGTGCAACAGGACCAACAGGGCCTACCGGCCCTACTGGACCGATAGGTCCGACTGGACCTGCCGGTTCTGATGGGTTAGATGGTAGCGATGGTGCTACTGGACCTGCGGCTGGCTTCGGAACTCCAACCGCTTCTACTGGACCAATAGGTGTAACAGCAAGTGGGCCGGACACGGCTAAGGTGTTTGCTTTCTCGATACCTCAAGGCGATACAGGACCGACAGGCCCTACGGGTCCAACAGGTCCAACGGGACCTGAAGGTCCTACTGGACCAAGTGGCGGCACAGGTTCTATTGGTGATTTAGATGATGTATTAATGGATGCCACTAATTTTACTGATGGATTTTTACTTCAACCAAATAGTGATGGTTCAGCCCCAACAACAGGAACATTATCTAGTGCTATTGAAAATATAGGTATAGGAAAGGGTGTTTTAAGTTCATTAACTTCAGGAGACTATAATATAGCAATAGGTACAGATGCTCTTAGTTCACTTACAACTACTTCGGGTTCAATAGCAATAGGTCAATGGGCATTAAATGATGCAAATACACATAGCGCTGTGGCAGTAGGTAGGTATGCTTTACGATATTCAACTGCAAGTGGTAATACTGCTGTTGGTTATGCGGCAGGTAGAGGTGTTTCTTCAGGAGATGCAAACTCAAACTTTGAAAGAGCAACCTTTGTTGGATATGGTGCTGGACAAAAAGGGGCTAAATCGGGTCAAACATGGGCTACTGCAATAGGATATAATGCAGGTTCAAATGATGTAATAGGCTTAGGTTCAACTTATGTTGGTGGGAGAGCAGGTTATCAAGCAGGGGAAGGACAAAAAAATACAGCAATTGGTTTTTATGCGATGCATGGTAATTCTGCTACTACAACAAGTTTTCAAAACAATACAGCAATCGGGGTTAGTTCTATGTATTGCACTTCTGCTAGTACCGCATCAAATAACGTAGCAGTAGGCTCATTAACGGGATATGCACTTACAACGGGCAGTTTTAACACACTAATAGGCTATTCAGCAGGTTGGAAAATGACCACAGGAGAACACAATGTAGCACTTGGTTATGATGCTTTAGGGGATGTAACAACCGGAGTAAGAAATATAGGGATTGGTTATAATGCTGCTAATGGTTTTGATACTGAATCAGATAATATAGCAATTGGATATGATGCTTTAGGTGGTGCTGTTGCAGGTGGAGAAAAGAATGTAGTTATTGGAAACTATGCCGGAGATGCTGTTACTGCTGCTGATAATTCAGTATTAATAGGGCATCAAGCAGGTTCAGCAATAACCACAGGTAGTAATAACATAGCAATTGGGTATCAAGCATTAGACGCTTGCACTATTTCCACACTTAACGTAGCAATTGGTTATGACGCATTAGGTCAATGCACATCGGGAAGTAACGTAGCAATAGGCGGAGAAGCAGGTAGGGGATTAACAAGTGGCGGGCAAAATGTGTTTGTTGGTTATGCGACAGGTTACTCCGCATCATCATCATCTGCAAATACAATTGTAGGATGGGGTGCAGGTGATAGTGTAACAACAGGTGGTAATAACACTTTACTTGGTAGAACTGCTGGTGGCGCGATTAATTCAGGTACATATAATATATTGCTCGGAAGAGCAGCAGGAGATAATATAACCTCAGGAAATAATAACGTAATTATCGGTGCTATTGATGCTGATTCAGCAACAGGTTCAGACCAATTATCAATAAGTTCCGGTGATGGTGGCGTTACTTGGATTGAAGGTAATAGTGATGGAATTGTATTAGGTGCATTAACACCACTATTCTATGAAAGGTCAGGATTAGATACAACTGCTGTTGACTTTAGAGTTCCAACAGTTCAAAGTTCTACTGCTAATCCTAATTCTTATCCAATGCCATTTGCAGGTAAAGTTCTCGCAGCATCATTCTTATTTACTGGTTCAACTATAAGCACTAGTGGAAATACTAATACAATAAGAGTAAGAAAGAACGGTGGTTCAACTGGTACTGATATTGAAGAGTTTACATTTACAGAAGCCGATTTGAATAATCCGGCTGGAACTAACTACACCCTAGTTAAAACTGGACTGAGTTTTGCTTTTAGTGCTGGTGATATACTACAAGTTAGAAGACAAAGTGGCTCAACAGACTTAAATAACGCACAGGCATTATTATGGGTGAGTTATAACTTCTGAGGTGATTAAATGGAATGGGATGAATTAAGAGGAATAAGACAAGGACTACTAAAGGAAATGGATATTTACCAATTGGCAATTCCATATAGTAATCTAACAGAAACACAAAAAACTGAATTAGAGCAGTATAGACAAAATTTATTAACACTACCACAGGACTACACAACACCGGAATTAGCATATGCTAATATACCAACTAAACCAACATGGATGGATTAAAATGGCACTAAAAATTGAATACGAAACAAACTATGGAATAACTTGCGACTACGCTCATTGTGTAATAGTTGATACTAGATGTAATAAAGAAGTAGATGAAGAAGGAAATAAAACATTCCCTGTTCAATATAGTGGTAAAATATACGCATCGGATGATGCTTATGCTAATGGTGCATCTCCTATTGGCGGTTTTAATGGTAAATTTTTGATGAGTGAATCTGCTGATAAAACTCAATACAACATAATTAAACAATGTTACATTGACTTAAAGACAAAAGATGGTTTTACAGAAGGCGAAGATTGTTAATCCCAATCTTTAAATGATTCTGCCATAAACGCTTGCCACATTTTACAAGCACCATTGTGGTGTTTTCTATCTTTCATTTTAACCCCCCTTTTTTCGCTACCCAAAACCAAAAGTCATTAGAAACAGACCAAAACCATTTATCCATTCTGTTTATATTCTCACCTCAGTTTTTAGAGTGTAGAATAAATGTATAAATTGCGTAGTAACAATTGCAAAGAAAATCTTAACTTGAACAATGGCAGTTTTTATTTCAATGGGCTGTGAGGTAATGCTTTCTAGCATCACCATTTCTAACATAGTGTAAAAAGTAAAGTGTTACTATATTGTTTTTTTTATTACCTGCATCAGTTATATGTATTTATTGAGGGTACACCATTGGCGCGAATGAAACTATTGAGAAAAGAAAACGCCATACTATTTGGAAAATACACAATTGAAGAGGTTATTTTTTATGGTGTTTGATATAGTAAACCCTCATGTAATCGGAACACTATCTTTTGAATAAACCCTTCGCTTTAAATGCTGTATCTACCCAAATATGTTTGCATTGTTTGCATTCCCATAGATGAATTCTTTTTCCTCTAGTATCATGGTATCTTGCAGATAATCTTCTAGGTATGTGTTTGTGTCCACATGCTCTACATGTGACGTTTAGTTTATCCATCAACCTACCCATATCACTCAACTGGCCTTCGACTGACAATATCGTCTATTCTTAATATAGATGTCGTTACTTCTGTTGCCGAAAGCATTGCTTGTTTTATCAATTGCATAGGTTCTATGACATTTTCTTCTGCCATACTATGAATACCCCCATTTGTTACATCAGGGCCGTATTCCAAATCACCTTGCTGTACAGCGTGTCTCATAGAAAGTACTGTATCAAGTGGGTCATGACCTGCGTTTTCAGCAATGGTTGCTGGTATAATCTCTAGAGCGTCAGCATAGGCTTCGATAGCCATTTGCGCCCTTCCACCAATAGATGCTGCGTGATTCCTTAGATGAGAAGCCATTGCTACGAAAGAAGAGCCTCCACCATAAACTACACGATTTGTATCTTTTACCATACCTACTACACCTAGAGCATCATCAAATCCTCGCTCTACTTCATCAAGAGTAGATTGAGTAGCACCCCTTAAAATTAAAGTAGATTGGTCTGATTCCTCATCACCTTGTATGAATAAATAGTAAACATCGTTGTGTTTTTGTCTAATTATTTTTGCTGAGGCGTTTTCTTCCAAATCATTTACTGTTTGTGCGACATTTAAATTTAAAGCATTACTCAAGGCTTTCATCATACTTTCTGGTAATCTTCTTACCACCCCTATATTGTTCTTTTTTAGATACGCACAAATATTGTCATGAACTCCATCTCTAACGAATACAATACCTTCATCACCAATACTATGTACAATCTTTTTTGCCTTATCTAAAAGACTATCTTGATTTCCCTGTTTAAATTGTGTATAAGACTCGGCATCCATTTGAATAGATATATTTTCTTCAGTCTTTTCATTTTCAAGACCTGTATTAACTAAAACCACTTTGGTATTCTTTTTGAAATCAACATCTAAAACTAGATTTTTGCTTAACACTACACCGTTAAAAAGATATGAATCTTCAATACTACCTCCGGGTAAACTAACAACTCTAACTTTATCTGATTCACCCGCCTTAACTACAGAATCTACACACAACTGACTAACAATATCAGTCGCTGTTTCCAGAGTTTTTCCTGTTATTGCGGTTTTTGCTATATTTTTTAGAACGTCTTCATTACCTTCAAAAGCGACATCACTCTCAAGATATTTTGAAGCCATTCTTGCTGCTTCGTGATAACCCCTACAAATTACATTTGGGTGTAATCCTTTTTTGTATAAACTTTCACTGTTAGAAAGTAATTGTCCAGCAAGTACCACTGTGGTAGTTGTACCATCATAGCACAAAGATTCTTGAGTCTTAGATATTTCTACCATCATTTTAGCGCCCGGATGAGCGACATCTAATTCTCGTAAAATTGTAGCGCCGTCGTTTGTGACAATTACGTTTCCTGCACCATCCACCATCATTTTATCCATACCCATAGGACCGAGAGTGCTTTTACAAGTCTCTACTATGGCTTTTGCAGCGTTTATATTCAACGCCTGTGCATTTGCTTTTCTTGTCTCTTGTTTTTCCATTTTCATTCCTCCTCATCTTTATTTTCTGGACTAAAAGGCCACCCTACATCAACAGCAAGTTTTGCCGCTAATCTTTGTATATCTGATAACGCTCCCCCTCTAGATATAGCATCAAGTAAGGAATCTATTGCAACTTTTAATTTTATTTCTTCTTCAATTTTCATTTATTTCACCATTCTATTTCTATTTCAATCACTTCCCCTGTTTCCAGAGAACGAGATTTGACTATGTTATGTTCTTGCATATGTTTGTATAAATCATATGTTAATTTAGCATCTTTTAGACAATAATCAGCCACTTCTGTATAACGCCCTTTACCCCACGCTTTAGGTGCTTCTATGCTAGACATAGACTTAAAATTATCAATGGTATTTTTTACTAGCATATCTAATGTAGTTGTAATTCTACCATGTTTT